ATGACTACCGATGAAACCTTTGTGACCCGTCAGAAGAATTTTCATTTCTGAGAATCTCCAGGAAGAACTCTATAATTGTCTTCAACGGAATCTGGAGTAGACACTTCAATGATTGTGCCTTCTTCTAAGCAAATCACTTGATGTGGTTCTAGTGGCTCATTGCGCCAAACGTCACCCTCATTCAGAATTGTGTTACGCATACTAGCATCTTTAGTCTGAATGTACTTAACTTCAAACTTGCCATTCAAGACATACCATGTTTCATCTTTGTGTGCATGAAAGTGCATACTGAATTTTGCGCCTGTGTTAAACTTCAACAGCTTACCGCAATACTTATCATTGGTTGCAAAAATGAATTCGTGCCCCCAACCTTTTTCAACAAAGCCTTCTAATCTCATTGTATCTCCTTTAGTGTGGGTGCATAATTACCCACATGCTGTACTGTAATTGACGATGCTTTATTTGCAAATTTGATTGCATCATCAATGCTATTCGTCACAAGATATTGATAAGCTAATGCGGCTAAGAATGTATCGCCTGCACCACACACATCAAGAACATCAACTTTTTTTGTTGGGTAATTTGTATTGACATGTTCACTACGTAGCATTGCGCCATCGGCACCCAATGTTACAATCATATCCCATGCATATGACTCAGCCGCTTCAAATTCTTTTTCGTTGATTTTAACAAAAGCACCATTGAATGCTTCTAAGTTTCTTTTCTTCGTATCGATAAAAACTGGTCCATTAAAATCGTGAATCAGATTTTGGATATGCTCATAAGTTAAAAAGCCTTTGTTGTAATCAGATATAACAACAGCATCATAACCTTCGGTATCTACAATTCCATTCCACGGCTCTATCTTTGGCTCTTCATCTATTCTGACGATTTGATATCCAGACTTTTCGTCTATGATTCTAGTCTTTGTGATTCTTGGTTCGCCATTGACACCTGCCGCTTGATTTGAAATTATCGTTGTGTCACAGCCGAGTTTGTACAGATTGCTATGGACATTTCGTGCCATACCAAGTCTGGTTTCTTTTCGTGTTAGTTTGATTACGGGAATTGGTGCTTCTGGACTCAATCTGTCGATTGTTCCATATTGATAAACATCTATGCAAGAATCACCGAGTAGCAATATCTTGAATTTTGTTTGTGGTTGAGTACTGTTCAAGTCTGTCATAAAATTTAATTTCTTTACAGAATTCGGCACCAATGATCGGTGTGTTTCTGTAGTCACTTCCTTTAACCATTATATCAGGCTTATAGTCACGAATCAAGTTTATCAATTCTTCATCGGTATCAAACACATCTACTCTATCTACGTATTTAAGTGCGAATAATAATGATGTACGTTCATACTCGGTATTGATTGGTCTATCTGCACCTTTTAATTCTTTGATGCGTCTGTCGCTATCAGTAAGCACGTACACGTATGCGCTAGGATAAGATTTTGCATACTGCAATAATCGCAAGTGTCCTAGATGTACAATATCAAATGATCCGTTTACTATAATTTTCATCATACATTTATATATGGTGCGAGTAGCCGGACTCGAACCGGCACACCTTTTAAAGCGAGAGATTTTAAGTCTCTTGTGTCTACCAATTTCACCATACTCGCTAACTGGTCCGGCGTGAGGGAATCGAACCCCCATAATGACTTTAGAAGAATCATGTCCTATCCGTTGAACGAACGCCAGAATTAATTTCTATACACGTAGTATAGTCTACATTTTCTATCTTGTCAAGTGGAGCGGGGTAAGAGAATCGAACTCTCAGCATTAGCTTGGAAGGCTAAGGTATTACCACTATACGAACCCCGCATTTTTTTGGCTACCCACCAGGGACTCGAACCCCGACCAACGGTTTTGGAGACCGTGATGCTGCCATTACACCAGTGAGTAATTATTTGTTTAATTGTCTGAACTTAACTTCTTTGGTTTCTTCATTGTACTTATGAATTGCATCATACTCATCATCATACAATCCTAATTCTTCATTAGCAGTATGTAACTTGTCTAACGCATCTTGGCGTTTCTTATTGAATGCTTCATAGCCTTCTTTGGTTCCCAATTCATATCCTTTATCGGAATGAATTTCTTCAGCCGATTTGATATTCTTTTTAAAGATGGCATCAAATCGATTTGCGTATTCTTCCTGACTTACGCTAAATGGACGTGGTGCGCTTCCTTTTCCACCATCACTCATAAAATCACCCTATGATATTCGTAGTTAACTGTATCGTCATTCTCTCTAAAAACAACTGCACCATTACGCATATGAAAACGTTTAGCCATTTCAGTCTTAGGACTCAGCGTAACGTATCTTTGAATCTCTGGTTTGTTTTCTTTGATGTGTTTAACAGCATCAAAAATTAATGTGCGACCTGCACCTGGAGCATAACTCCAAATGGTATAAAATATTGCAACAATCGGTTCAGATGAAATCTGAAACAATTCAGTTTCTTTTGTTGGAATTTCTGTTTGATAACTTACGCATGTGATTGCTTTCACTTGTTCATTTTCGTCACGTAACACAAAGATATCTTTGTTGTCACCAACTCTGTCAACATGTGGAATATGAGGACGCACAGGGTCTTCACTTAACATACTCATTACACTATCAGTAAACGATTTTATTAGATATAACATTCTATACTTTCATTTCTTATATGGTGGAGAATAAGAGATTCGAACTCTTGACTATTGCTTGCAAAGCAATTGCGTTCCCAATTACGCCAATCCCCCATTATTATATTTGGTCCGAGTAGAAGGATTCGAACCTTCGACCCTCTGGTCCCAAACCAGATGCGCTACCAGACTGCGCTACACTCGGATATTTATACTGGTGCCCCATGACAGAATCGAACTGCCGTAACCTGATTACAAAACAGGTGTAATGCCATTATACTAATAGGGCTAAAACTTAAATTATCTTCTCCATTATATTCTTTGCTAAGTTATCCACATCGGCTCTTGTTGTGCCTCCGAGAATAACAATAGCATACTGTTCACCATTCTTATGTACGATCATCACAAGACACTTACCAGCCGCATTCGTTGTGCCAGTTTTAGATACTTCAATGATATCATATTTGTTCATCAACTTCACGTTAGTGTTATTGACTGGAATGTGTTTCTCTCTATTCTTCTTATCTACGACTTTCAAATCGTATCTACTCAATGCAGATATATCACGTATCTTATCATGCCTGTACGCATCTGTCAACATGATAACTAAATCTTTTGCGGTACTAATGTTCTTTGCACTCAGACCAGATACATCATCAAATTTTGTATCGTACATTTGAAGCATAATTGCACGTTTATTCATTTGATAAACTGTCCACAATTTACCACCCATGCTTTCTGCTAATGCTTCTGCGGCTCTGTTGTCACTTTTGACTAACATTAAATTCAACAATTCTTCTCTAGTGAATTTCTTGTGTGAATAGAACATTCCTTTATATGGAACTTTCTCATCCAATGAAACTCCACTCTCAAGTAACACCAATGCAGTCATCAGTTTCGTAATGCTTGCTATTGGTCTCATTTTATCAATTTCAGCATCAACAATCGGATATTGTTTTGTGATGTTGTATGCGTAAACTGTAATAGCATTAGCACTCAAACAAGTCAATAGGATTAGAGATAAGATTATTTTTTTCATATTCTTCTTTGTAATGGCTCCGAGTAAGAGGATCGAACTCTTCTAACCAGTGATTAACAGTCACGCCCATGCACCTTGCTCGGGTTTCTCGGAATAAAATTGGAAGCGGGTGTTGGATTCGAACCAACGATGCACCTGGCTTATGAGACCGGTGTGGTGACCGCCCTACCCGCTATATTATATATCTTGGAGTGAGTGACAGGACTCGAACCTGCATAGAACGGATTTGCAATCCGTAGCCTAACCATTCAGCGGCACACTCACATAAAAACTTGGCGATGCGTGGGAGAATCGAACTCCCGTAAGCGGATAGACAATCCGCAGTAATAACCTCTATACGAACGCACCTAAAAAACTTGGTGGAGACAGTAAGATTCGAACCTACTCACCCGAAAGAACAGATTTACAGTCTGCCGCAACTCTCCAACTTTGCCGTATCTCCAAAATACTAAACTCATGGTACACGATAGGGGAATCGAACCCCTCTTCCCGCCGTGAAAGGGCGGTGTCCTAAACCGATAGACGAATCGTGCATACTTTTTTAATCTATGAATAGAGTATAACACTCTAAACATTTTCTGTCAACAACATTTTTGGCAGAGAGTATGAGATTCGAACTCATGCACCGCTTTCGCAATGACAGTTTAGCAAACTGCTGGTTTAACCACTCACCCAACTCTCTATAATTTTGGCGGAAGCGGTGAGATTCGAACTCACGGAACATTTCTGTTCGACAGTTTTCAAGACTGTTGCCATAAACCAGACTCGACCACACTTCCATAACTTGGTGCGCCCTGAGAGAATCGAACTCCCACTCGTAGGTTCGTAGCCTACTGTAATATCCATTTTACTAAAGGCGCATAAAAACATTTGGTGCCCTCTCTCAGATTCGAACTGAGACTTTACGGCTTCTAAGACCGTCCTCTCTACCAATTGGAGTAAGAGGGCACTTGGTTCCCAGAGAAAGAATTGAACTTTCGATAATCGCTTATCAAGCGACCGTTATACCATTTAACTATCCGGGACTATCTTGTTGGTACCTTGTGACGGGATTGAACCGCCGACCTTCTCCTTGTAAGGGAGACACTCTACCGCTGAGTTAACAAGGCAATTTTCTTTGGGGTGACCTATGGGATTTGAACCCATCCTATCGGAATCACAATCCGAGGTGCTGACCGCTAACACTAAGGTCACACCAAAGAAAACTGGTAGGGGCACCGAGAATCGAACTCGGATTTACTGGTTAAAAGCCAGCTACTCTAGCCGTTGAGTTATACCCCCAAATTGGTGGTGACAGTTGGATTTGAACCAACGACCGATTGCGTATGAAGCAATTGCACTACCGCTGTGCTATGTCACCATTTGGCAGGGGATACAAGAATCGAACTTGTGCCAACGGAATCAAAATCCGTTGTGCTACCATTACACTAATCCCCATCATAAAAAATATGGATGCAAATTGTTAAAGAACGTTTTGTTGAACCTCTATCGACTCAACATATGAAGTATAACACAATCGGAAAGACTGTCAACAACTATTTTCATAGATGTTGTTTTCATACAACACAAAGAAAAACCCCCTAGAGTTTTCAGTCTCTAGGGGGCTTGTCTTTGTATTCTCTTTGGACTTATGGTCCTCAGGTATAACAAGCCCCCATCACTGGTGCGTGGCAATCGGATTTCTCTGAGCGAGAAATACTCTGCCACGTAATCGGCATATAATTTCTTGTTGAGAGTTTCGATATTAAATTCATTTTAGTTTACTGTTTCTTCGTTAAAAATATTAGACCATTTCTGGAGTTTTGCTTTCTTGTTTGCGGATGCTCTATCTACTTCATCAATGCTAATGATACCTGTTTCAATCATCAACTGAATCATACAAAATAAATCACCAACTTCTTCTGTCAATCGTTCACGATTAGATGCACCATTGTGTTCACCATCTAAACCAAATCTAAAAACTTTACTGATTGCCTGTGTCACTTCGGCACATTCTTCTTGTGCAATGAGTAAAACTTCTTTTTCAACACTATTCATTATCTAACCTTTTCTCAATACATAAAATGCTCTGCGAATCTCGGCGGTAATTATAGAACATCAAGATATGACGCTATCATACCCATCACACGTTCCTTCCACCCGCTCCCCGACAGATTCCGTTCTCGCATTGCCAGCGGCCTTTCGGTTTAAAGACTACCACCCGTAGCTGTCACACTACTTCTCATCCTGTGGGTCACAGTATCCAGAGACTAACCCGGAACGTTCTTTACATATTCTGAATGAATTGCTTCACCAAGAATCGTTTCACTTCCCATGCGTTAGTCATTCGCACAGTCTTTTCTTTACTATTCAATCTGTATGTAATATATAGCCTTTTTGGAGCAGAAATTACCACAGCACCAAAAATATTTTTACTGAGTCCAAACGGTATCACATAAGCATCACCGTTGTCAAGTTTTTTCTTGGCATAACCATTAGCACCTTTGATCTTATCAAGACCACCAAATCGAACTGTATCTAAAATTTCAACAGCCATCGATTGTCGTGGACCCATACCATCAATATACATATTGTTCCTTATGCTTTGGTTCTCTCTTACGCTTGTCTTCAACCACACGCATACGATACTTAGGGCTACGCAAGTCCTTCGCTACCATGTTACGTGGTTTTGTTTTCGACAATTTAAAATTCAGGCTCTCCATAACTTCCATAATCCTCATCGGTTCCATATCCTGCTGAAGCCATAGCGGAATCAAAATCTCCGTCCATGCTTTCATTATACTCTGCATCCATAAAACTTGCAACAAAATTGTCAACCAATTCTACTGGTATATTAAGCATTGTTGCAATCGTGAATTCATTGTATCCTTGAAGATACAACTCTTCAATCTCCATAGCCAACTCGCTCATCTTACTCATGCTAGTTCCTTTTGCTTATCCAAAACTTGTTGATACGTCATTGTGGGTTCTTTGCTAGTGATAGCACCATCAAACTGTAACTGAGACCTCTCAAACCATGAAAGGTAGTCATCACTTTCCATAGACCAATCGACCATGTACTCGCTAGAATAATCCGTATTCGTTTCAATGCCAGTCAATGTGAACTTCACAAACTCATTGTAATCTATGTTAAGCGGAACGTCAAGTATCTTATACTCTGAACCGCCTTTGGCTTTCCAATACTGAGGACACTCACCCACACCATCCCAATCATGTGCGCCATAATTTTCGTGGTACTGAGTGCGGATAACTATCATCATATATTTATTCCTTTAATAACTTTGGTGAGAATGTCCTACTGCAAACAATGGGGTACCATCGTTGTCATCGCCAGCAGGTCGTGGCATAAAACAATCGGCAAAATCATCATAACAGTAGTAACCAGTCTGTGTCACAACCAAGCGGGCATCAGCCGGCAAGGCAGACAAAGCGGTAATCATATCCGCAACAGTAACAAAATTAGTCATATTATCTTTCCTTAAAACCTAATTCAAATTCCATCATCAACATTTTTGCAATATTAATATATTGCCTTGCATCATTCAACGCACGTTCACTACCGTGTTCCATCACTTCCTGTGCATCAGAAAGGTAACTTGCAATCACCATACCAGGACCAGAAAGTTGGAAACTAATTGAATCTTGTACAGACTCAAGAATTTCGGATTTCTTAGCACCGTATGCTTGGATTTCCCAGAGGGTTTGTTCGCTTGCTGTTCTCATTTCAATGTCCTTTATCAACTCAACAGAATTAATTATACACGGTTCGGAGGGTAAGTCAACAACTATTTTCGTTACTGTTGTTATTCTGCAACAGGTGCAAACATCTTGCGACCATCAACCATGAACCGTTCAAATGCTTCCATAGTCTTTTCAGAGTAAACCATCTTACCTTCATGTTGGATATCTTGCAATAACTCCAAGAAACCCAAACCTAAAAATTCACGTTCTTTATTCAGAATACCAATTGCTGTTTCGATTTTCATTTTATTTCCTTAATCAAAAAAGTTGCCAGACTGATACGAAAATGCATTCTGGCCAGCATCAGCCCAAGCCATAGGATGCAAATCCAACTTATCAATCACTTGACGATTACACATTTCCATCGCATTCAGTTTAGACTCTGCGGCGAATTCATAAACATCTTTACCAACATAAAATTTGTATGTAATCATATTAAGCACCATAAAAGTCAGAAGTAAAACCACAAGTATTGTAGACACACTCACGAACTGTGGTGTCCATCGCTTCACCAAATTTGTTGTAATCATTTTTGGCTAACATGTTGAGACACTTGTAAGTTTCTGGCCATGTTAGGTTCATTGTTACTGCGGCAACAACAACACCGTGAACGGCTAAGTTGCCAACTTCGCTAAACATTCCGTAAGAGATATCATGTGATAATGTAGTCATTTTATTTCCTTAAATCAAATCAACTTGAACTTGCGTACCAACTTGCGAGGTATTGTAACTTGTCATGCCAACACCAGTCGGAACTAACGCACCATCTTTTTGTGCCATGTAACGCATGTAAGACAAACGGAGCAAAGCATCATTAGCCGCTTGTGAATGGGTGTATGTAGCAAACACACTTGACACACCAGCAACGGTGGTGTAGACACCAATTCCGTCAAACATCACACGAATTTTTTGTGAATTCTTGAAGCCCTGAATGTAAGTTTTTGTACGCATTTCAAATTTCCTTTTCTTTTCTCAATCTCTAGACTCTAGTATACCACAATGGGCACACTTGTCAACAACTATTTTCGATTCTGTTGTTTTTTTGCAACTGAATACTTTGGTATTCACATTGCCCCCATCCAACGAACGTTCTGGAAAGTCCGTGCCATCGTGTTACCACGGGCAAAATTCTTTGCAGGAGCCGACCAACCAGCCGCTTTCAAAATGTCGCCTTTGGTGAATTTGCCCATGTCACGGAGACAAACAAACGAATGCACGGAACGACCGCTACCAGCACGACCAGTAATTACTTTGATATAACTACGACCAACTTCATAGGACAAGGAATCGCAAAATTCTTGTGCCATTGCTTTTTGAATTTCAGAAGGATTGTCACCATGCCATTTAACATAGTCAGCTTTGATGCATTCGAGGTATTCGTTAAATCCGTCAATCATTTTCTTTTCCTTAAAAATTAAAATCAGCCGAGGGTCGTAACAGAACCACTAACAGCGGCACCGAACAAAACTATTACTGTAAAAATCATCAAAACTGTAAGCATCTAAATCTCCTATTAATCTTACTCACTACAGAATCTATTATACACGGTTCGGTAGGTACGTCAACAACTATTTTGGCTTTTGTTGCTGGAAAACAACAAAAAAGCCGTCTAAAACGGCTCGAAAAGGGGTATTAGTACTTCGGTATTCAATCTTCGGACTCTAGTTCCTCGTTTTGCGGCAATTTCTCACCTCGTTCTAATCGATGGGTATCGCACAATGTTGAAATCCATCCGTAGTTATTTGAACGACCAGGACTACCACACACTTCACATGTACGATATGACATGGACTCAGCCATACGAATCATTCCATCAATTGTATCTGTAAAACCATTTGTATAGAATCGCAATCCGCCAAACTTTTCTTTCACTTGACTTGCTGTGATGTGTGGCATATGTGGAGGAACTTCTCTGAACTCTCCTTTTACAATTGCTTTGCTAGAATGTTCAATCGCCCATTCATCTGGTTCTGTTTTATTACCAAATGTAAAATTCATTTGAAGTGGGCGTGTGTCTCCAGCCAATGCACGTTTCAACGCACGATTGAATTTCAATACTCTTGCACGTTCTTTACGTCTTTGATCCACGTGATGTTGAATGTTTGAACACAATACATCAATGATGTTGTACCAACCATCACCACAATCAAAACCCCAACACATAGCGGTGTGTGTCATTGGGGCATGACGATACTTAAAAATCTTTGGGTACTTTGCTACTAGTGCTTCGTCCAATTCTTTTTTCATAATATACTCTCAATAAATTATTTCACTTCGTCAAATTCTTCAAACTCGTCCCAATCATCTTCTTTGAGATTCTTAGGATCAATAAACTTAGTCTGGTGCTTGAACTTATCTTTTTGCTTTTTAGATTCGTCCAACTTCGGTTTCCCTTTGCGACCTTCGTCATCATAGAAGTCACGGAAACTGGAATACTTTTTTGTTTTTGCCATTTTGTTACTCTGATTCTCCCTGCAAGATTTCGGGCAACGCTTCTTCAATAAGTTTTCTAGTGATGCCTTTGTACGTAAGTTTTTTATCCTTCATCATCAAAACAAGTTTAGCCTCTTCTGGAGAAACTGTTTCAAGAACCTCAATAAAAATTGATTCACGCTTGATAGGGTTTATAGCACTACCCTTTAGAAAATATTCAAACTTTCTCAATTCTTTTGGTAGACGATTGTGTCCCCAATTGTCTGGAGTTTCCATAGGTCTATATGGTGGAGCGCCTGCGGGCAATTCAAATATAACATTCTTATGAAATGTATATCGCAAAACCGTTTTCAATTCTGGTGTCAAGTTTGCAATCTGCTTCAATGAACTTGCTCTTTTAGCCGCTGGTAATTCTGCGACATGCTGGAGCAACTCTGGTAAAGTCATTTTACTAATATCAATAGCCATTTTAAAATTCCTGTATATGTTCCAACAACTGCTTCATGCGGTTTTGGATAAAATAGTTAAGTAGTTTTTCCCTACCACGTTTAGGGGTATTTTCATAAGTCTCAAGAATCTTCTCTTGATACTCAGTTGGAATCTTAGACAGGTCAATCAGCAATTCATTTCGCTTGTAATTTCTCAGCATCACTTCATCGCAAAAAGACTCAGGTTCTTCTTCTAACCACTTATTTAGCTTTTTCTCAGTTACAGGTTTTTGACGGGCTTCTGTTACGAATGTGTCATCAGAAGACATGAAGTTAGGAATACCATCGCTTCTGTCACCTCTGATAATGTGTTCCTTTAAGAATGCTTCTGGCGTATTGGTACGCAAGAACTTCTTACCCATTGGGCTATACTGTTCTACGTTTGCGAACTTCTGCAATTGCATAAAGTCTTTATCGCTGGATAGAATCAGAATCTTTTCAGTAGTGCTATTCTTAAGAGGAACACCGAACTTGTGTGCCAATGTTGCGATAACATCATCGGCTTCAGTCTTCTCAACTTGAATCACTTTGTACGGAAAGTATTCTTTGATTTCGTCACGCACTTTGTTTAGCGTTTCGAAAATCATATTCCAGTCAAACGGAGATGCCTCTCTGTCTTTCTTACGACCAGCTTTGTAATATGGAAAGTAGTCTCTGCGCCAGTACTTCTTATCATCGCAACAGATAACAATGTCGCCATACTCATCTTTGAATTTAACATTGTACATTCGAATGCTATTCAGCACCATGTGGCGAACCATGTTCTCATCAATAGGATTTGATGCATTTGAATTCACTTGCATCATCAGGTTTGAAATCATTACCTGATTCAAGTCGATTAAAATCATTTTAAGTTATCCAGTTATTACTCTAACAACAATTGTATCAGAGTTAATGCGTCCTGTCAATTCGGAGGGCTTGGTAGTCAATCCATCTAACAGTTTTTTCAACACAATCTTACCACCATCAAGTACTTGCTTAACAGTCACTTCGGGCTTACGCAAACGTTTGCCAATGGACGTTTCTGTATTAAAGTTTTGAATTGTCGTACCTTTGATTGTCAGGCCTTTTGCATTGTCAGCATTGTACATGCCAAGCAATTTAGTTTTGGTATTGTACAACCACACCTGATTCGCACCAACAATCTTTTCTGGTAGAACACTCTTCAAATTCAACTCAGCAAAATCTTTCATGTATTGCACTTTAGCGGCAATCACACTTGCAGGTTTCTCTTTTACTTTACGTGTTTTACGTGTGGGTTTCTTTTCTGCACCACGATTTGTTTCTGTAACAATCGCATCATAAAATTCTTTGATCTTGCGTAATTGAACTTTACTGAAATTAGAATACCCTTCTTTAATATCAGCATCGGAGGTATTCATCGCATCTTCAAATTCTTTAGAACGCTTGATGAACACTTCACACATTTTCTTTTGCACAACGGCAGATAATTCTTTACCCTTTAGATACGATTCCATATCTGGTGCGAACTTACATCCGCCGGCAATGAACTCATCAACAAGTCCTTCAATCTCACCGACTTCATCCGAAGCCTTTTCACGAATTCGATCTTGAATAGATACGACTGGTGCAGTTGTTGTTGCGACAACGGGCGCTTTTGTTTTTTTAGTTTTCTTTGCAGTCTCAATGACAGTCTTAAACTCTTTGACAAAAAAGTTTTTGAATGTGTCAGATGGTTCGTAGCCCATACACATCATACGTGCTACCCAACCAAGTTGTACTGGAATAGATGCGTCACTTGATGACACTAAAGAAATTTCTTCCTTCGGTCGACCAATGCTAGCCATGTATTCGACAACAAACGTTTTTGCTTGCTTGCTGTCACAAAAATAGTTATACCAATTCAATGCACGAATCTCAGCAATCTTAAGATTGTTGATTTCCTCTTGATTGGTCCAAGAAGGTTCTGTGCCAAAGGCTTGTGCGTCAGCGCCAGGATTGATCTTGGAAAATTTCATAGTTTATTCACCTAATGTAAATGATACAGACTTAACAGAATCGTAACGGAAAGAACGCCATTCGTTTTTCTCTAAGTCGACTACAGAGATTGCCTCATCAGTTGCCGTTGTACGAACACGTTCGGTTTTCTTTTCGTATGTTGGGATTGCGCTCTCTTGCAATGTGCATTTCATGGTACGCATTGTGCCGTCTTTCTTAAGAAAGTCAACAGTCACAGGACCATATTTGAGGTGGCTAACAAGCCAATCACGAAATACTTTTTGCTCTTTTGCGTCACTTGTTGCATAGTTAAAAGTTGTCATATCAAAGTTCTCCATGTTAAAAATATCTTTCATGTCTCTAGTATACCTACAATCCGTTCGGTTGTCAAGTCAATCATTCTGTGTTCTTAATTCATCATAAAGATAATCATGCAATTCATTGATACCACCAACGTATTTGAATTCATGGTATATGTGTGGAACAAAGTTTGTGTTAGGAATCAATTTCTGTAATTGGGCTACTGTATAATCTTCGCCAAGTATGAAAAGTTTGTATCTTCTTTTGCATATGTTAAGGAGCAATTCTGTTTTTTCGGTTGCTTTGCTTCCAATCGCACCATAGACATAATACATTAAGGCACATTGTACACCTGCACATAGTCACTGGGTTCATTATTTAATATTGCAGTTTTGAGTGTACCCTTGAAATCATACGTAACTTGATAACCCTTTACGACATTATAGAATTCTTCGTGGGTTACTAAATTGCATATTGGTTTTTGGTTTAATGGTGTTGTTGCTAATATAACAGGTGTTCCGACAGACGCACCTGAATAGTGAACTGTTCCATAATGTTTTTCACAATAATTTTTTGTTGCCATGTACGGTACCTTTTCTATGATAGGTTTCTTGCTTATTACTTTTGCCATGTATACTTTATTCGTTGAAGAATTATCTTCAACAAGGGTAACCTCGGCATGTGCAAAATTACACATAATTAAAAGTGCTACAATACTATGTAGCGTAGACAAGTTTTTCATTCCATCACATATATGCTAGTTACTGATTTTACACGTACTGCGGTACCTGGATCGTGATTCATACGAACGGTTCTGATTTGTCCGTAGTATTCAAACGTTACATCATATCCAATAATGAATTGTTTGTATTCTCTATCAGCATAGGGAATGCATCTTTGAATCATGTTGCTTGGAGGTTTGCCCGTAGGTGTGCCAGCAGTTTGTGCCGATGCGCCAGACAAGTCTTCTACCATTGTGCATGATGTTCTAGTCACGTTATACGTTCTGGATTCTTGAATCGGTTGAATGCGAACAACTCTTGCCAATTCGAACTTAACTAAACTGTCACCCTCAAGGCTACTTCGATAATTGCTAGAATTACCTTGAAGCATACCAGAAACTGCGGATGTTGAAATCATAATTCCAACTAGTGCAGTGGTCAAGAATTTCATTTTGAACTCCCAATGATAGCATTAATTATTGCAGTCAACCAAAACACCGACATTACAGTTTCCCATGTCACAGGAATGTTAACGGCAAACAAAGTATTGACAGCAGACAATGTAATGTATGAACCTAGAATGTACAGTGACACCCAAGCAATCAACGCACCAAGAATGACGCCGGCCGTTGCTTTTTCAGGCGCAAATGTAAACGGACCAATTTTCATAAAAACTCCTATTCAATGTTTATACAGTATAACATAACAATCATGGCATGTCAAAATGTATTCAACGATGGTTCGAATTCGGCAATCAATTCTCGTTCACGCTGGTGTGCGGGTTTACGTCCACGAATCACTTCAAGGACTTCATATTGCCATGCGGCACCAGCCAACTCACGCAATGCAGTACACATTGCCCAATTTTTGTTTTCGCACTTTGCACGACTCACATGTTTTTGCCAACGAACTTTAACAGAACGGACATAGGCTTGACCCTGTGCAACAGTCAAGCCAACATATGAATCGCCAGTATCCACGCACGTAACTTTGTACAGCACATGGTTTCGGTCGGAACGTTTCTTTCTCAATGTCATATGACTAGTATACCATAGTGGGACAACAAGTCAAGGGTTATTTCGGCTTTGTTGCAGGAAAACAACAAAATCCCCCTCTGATAATTGCTGAAAACTTGGTTTACCATAAATATATCGACATTTAAAGGGAGGTTGTCATGGCAGAAGTAGTATTTTCAGAAAAGAAACCATTGTCACGTAGTGAGCGTGAAGCAAATATCAAAGACAAAGCGGGATGGTTGATTACTGTTCTAGCCGCTTTGCTTGCAATCAATACATATGTTTCAAGTGGTAACAGCAGTAAAGTATTGAACAATACAATTAGTGCAAATAATACTTGGGCATTCTATCAAGCAAAATCAGTTAAACAAACTCTTGCTGAGATGGCTAGAGATGATGCTATCGATAGAAAACAATTTGATAAAGCAGACAAGTTAACTGCAAAGATTGATAGATACGAATCTGAGCCTGCAACAGGTGAAGGTAAGAAAGAACTATTTGCTAAAGCAAAGGCACTTGAAGCGGAACGTGACCAAATTCGTAAGTCTGGTCCTTGGATGACATTTGCTGGTTCTGCATTTCAAATTGCAATTGTTTTATTGACGGCAAGCATTTTAGCAGTTAGCATGTCGTTATATTTTGCTAGTATTGGCGTTGGAATTTTTGCCGCCTTACTAATGAGTCAAGGTCTATGGCTTTGGCTTCCAATAGTTTTATAAAAATTATTGTCTTTATAATATGTTTAATAATTCTAAATGCGAGTGCTGAAAGGACAAACAAAAACGAAACGATGAAGTGTGTCCGTTGGGGATGGACTGGTGATGTGTTTGAACGAAAAGTATATTGCATAGAGTGGGTTAAAAAAGACTGTTCGAATAGATTACACAAAGAAATTTGTAAACGGGAGTAAAACAAATGATCGATCCTATCACGGCACTAGCAGGCATTACGTCTGCTATTTCGATGGTTAAAAAAGCGGCTAAGGTCGCAAATGACCTAGGTTCTCTTGCGCCAATGATCGGCAAGATGTTCGATGCCAAGAGTACCGCTACTAAAGCATTGATTGAAGCTAAAAAGACAAAGAAGGGTTCCAACATGGGAACCGCACTTCAGATTGAAATGGCATTAGAACAAGCTAGGGCATTCGAAGAAGAGTTAAAATTGCTGTTTATGCAGACAGGCAAGATTGACGTATGGAATAAAATCAAGGCTCGTCAAGCAGAAATGGATGCAGACGATGCTAATGATTTAAGACTTCATAACGCACAAGAACGTAAGCGTAAACAAAAAGAAGAAGAGTTAAATGAATGGGCGATGATTATCGGCGCAGTTGCATTTGTCATATTCATATTTGCTATCGGTAGTTATGAACTGATACAATGGTGCCAAACAAGTGCTAGGTGTGGAAGATGAACGAATACCAAAAAACATTTGATCTTTGCTTAAAGATATTTTGTTATGGCTCAGTAGCATTATACTTATTAGGCTTCCTTAAATTCTTGCCTGATGACCTATCAGACAGAATTGTCAATGGATTGATTAATAAGTACCTACCTTTTTAGCACATGAAAAATGGATCCAATCACCCTCTTTGCATTAGCGAACGGAGCAGTCTCCGCAGTCAAGGCTGGATGCAAACTTTATAAAGATATTAAAGGTGCCGCTGGAGATATCAGAGGCGTACTCAAAGATTTAGATGAACAGTTTGCAAATAACCATAAGAATAAACCAGCAACAACTACACAACGTAATGCGTACATAGAAGAGAAAAATCGTGTAATAGAATTAAACAAGCGTGATGGTGATACAACTAGCATCTATACAGAGATTGGTAATCATCTTGGCACATACTACGATAACTTAAATAAATGTATTGCTGTGTTTGAAGAAGAAGAACGAAAAGCAAGGACTAAAATTTATGAGGGTGATGATAGTTTAGGTAAACGTGCGTTACAGCGTGTGTTAATGCGTAAACAATTAGAACAAATGGCTGTTGAGTTGCGTGAATTGATGGTATATCAAAGTCCGCCTGAGTTGGGTGCATTGTATACTGAAGTTGAAGAGATGATGGTTCAGATGGGAAAAGAACAAAAGATTCTTATCACAAAACAAATACAAAGAGAAGAAATTGAAAACCGTAGACGCACCGTTAGGAAAAAACAAATGATGCATCAGGCAATGATTGGCATTGCTATCTTATTTGTAATTTTTGTTTTTGGATTCAGCATGATGTGGGTTGCACAAATGCGACAAGAAATGTACCCTCAGTACGGCAACGAATTTATTCCAAAAACAGAAGAACAACGCAGACAGGAATCCCAACCACAAATTTATGTGGGTAGATAAATGGTTCATACGAAAACATATCGTTCTATTTTTGTGAGTGATGTGCATTTAGGCACGAAAGATAGTCAAGCAGATAAGTTAAATAACTTTTTAAAGCATAACAGTTGTGACACACTATATCTAGTGGGTGATATTATTGATGCATGGCGCATACAACAAAACAAGTGGCGATGGAAACAAAGCCATACCAATGTAGTACGTAGAGTATTAGGTCACGCAAAACGTGGCACTAGAGTTGTTTATATAGCCGGGAATCACGATGAGTTTCTTAGACCCATGATACCATATGGTTTTAGTTTTGGTCTTGTTGAAATTCACAATCAAATAGAACATATAGGTGCAGATGGTAAGCATTATCTAGTCACACATGGAGACTTGTTTGACGGCATTACTAAACTGGCACCATGGTTAGCATTCTTAGGAGATAAAGCATATGACTTCATCCTTTCTGTCAATAGTAGGTATAATTGGCTACGTCATCGCATGGGTTTTGGGTACTTTAGCATTAGCAAGTTTCTTAAACACAGAGTTAAAAAGGCAGTAGACTTTATGTTCAAGTTTGAAGAAAACTTGGCCAATTACTGTAAGAAGCGAGGTTTTGATGGAGTTATATGCGGACATATACACCACGCAGAGATTAAAGAAATTAATGGCGTTATGTATATGAATGATGGCGATTGGGTTGAAAGTTGTACAGCACTTGTAGAACACCATGACGGCCGCTGGGAAATTATAACTTGGACTAAGGAAAAAGACAATGATGAAACTCTGTGATAAAATTACTATTGTTGTGCCGTGTAAGAATGAAGAAAATTATATTCATCATCTACTAGATTCACTACGTTCACAAAACATAGGTGACACTAGAGTAATCATTGCTGACTGTTCCACCGATGCCACTAGACAAGTTATTAAAGATAACAGTATTGGACTGAATGTTGAAATCATTGATGGTGGTCCAGTGTCTATTGCTAAGAACAACGGAGCAAGACTAGTCACTACTCCTTACATTCTGTTCATCGATGCCGATGTTCGATTCTTTAAAGATACAGTTATTCAAGATTCTGTTAACAAGATGGAATTAAAGAAACTACATCTTGTTGGACTAAACATTAAATGTTACGATAAAGATATACGTGCAAAGATTGGCTTTACTGCATTCAACCTAATTAATCATACACTAAAATTCTTTTCACCATTTGCAGTTGGCGCATTCATGCTGACACGTAAAGATAAGTTTGAAGAGTATGGTGGGTTTCCTGAAAACCTATTAACATCTGAAGACTACTTCTTGTCTAAAAAATATAGTCCTAGAAAGTTTAAGATTATTCGACACCACTTCGGACAAGATAGCCGTAGATTTAAAAAGATGGGCTACTTAGGTATGGGCAAATATCTTATTAAAAATTTTGTTAATCGCAATAACAAAAAGTATTGGGAAAGTTTATACCATAATAGATACTGGAATTAAGCACATTATTTTGGTGCTGGCTTTCTTTTCCTAGGCGCAGTAGTAGTCGCTTTAGTAGTTTGTGGTTTTTTTCTAGTAGTCGTTGCGATAGGCGCAGGAGAATTTTTAGTCCATGCTTGTTGTGGTATCGCTTCTGCTACTGGTGCAACTTCAACCTTAGCATCTACTGCCGCAGTAGTTTCTTTGATGTTTTTGATTGCCGCATCAGCCGCAGTCAATGGAACTTCTTGAGTTGCCTCTACCGCTGGTTTGCTACCTGTGAAAAACTCTTTAATTTTATTGAACATGATTATCGCCTTTTAAGTTAAAATTTCAATCGCATGATTGTAATGATTGATTCTGTCTTCTAAGCCAATGAATCCACCATTGATTCGTTTCGTCATTGTCTTTATATCTCCACTATCTGATAGTTCATTCAGTCTAGCCGCAGACCAGAACCAACAAGCAGAATGAATAGCATACTCTGCTTCAAGCAACAAATCAGGATTCTCAACTAGTACATTGCTTTCAAACAATGATTGTGAACACTTAGTGTAGTTATTCTTTCCTGTAATTTGTATAATGCCTCTTCCACGAAAGTACCAGCCTTCTCCAGATGCTTCATCTCCATTACCCATACGATTAGCATATACACGATTCGCAATCATTTCTGGTTTGCGTTCGTATGGTTTTGCGTGGGCTTCAGTAGGAAAGTATTTCTTAAAAGTACCGACTAAACCTTTTGCAGAATAATTCAAATTCTCTTGCATCAAAGTAAATCCACCAGACTCATGTCCACATTGTGCCATGAAAGCCGCAACTCGCTTTGGTGTGTCTATGTCATACTCAGGTAAAATATCACTTAGATTAGTATACCATTCGTCAAAGTTTTTAACTTTTGGAATTAAATGATGTACTGCCTCTTCTGTAAAAAAGTCCATTGCTGTCTCCTCTATGATTATATAGAAGTATTTAGCATAGAATTAATCCCAAAGTGCTTGATAGTATTTGCCAAACAAACGAAATCCGTTTTGAATTCGTGTCTCAACCACTTTCATGCCTTCATAGTCACATTTGTATGTGTCGTTAGGACCATGACCCATTCGAAACAACTTAGCGTCTTTCTTGGGAACTTCATTGCCGTCTTTGTCGATTGGAGTCCAAATCAATTCGTGTTCACCAGAACGAAACGCTTCTTCCCACGAATCATCATTCTTGCAAGTAAACGCAAAAATCATTTCATCTAATACCCAATCCCAACGCTTAAAATGATTTTCGTCAGTATCATATTCATTCTCTTTTGCTGGCGCTGAAGTTGACTTCAATTCTTCTGGCACATCTTCATCATCAACATGGGGTCCACCATGCTTTGTTGCTTGCAATTGTTTCAGCATAGGCAAGACAATCATTGCGAGTGTGTGATCCATTGACCATGTATCGTATTTGTCAATCTTGATATATGACTTACGATTGCGCTTAGACTCTATCCATTGGCATAGTTTCAACAGCCAAGTTTCTGGAGCATTCTTTGATTCTACAATTTCTTCTTTTGTAGTTCCGTGAGAAAGCCAAGTACCAAAGTTATGCACCCAATCAGGCTTACGTTTGAATCCATATTCATCCTCGACAGGCTTTGCCCAAAAGCAAAGTGCTTCGGCAATCTGATATGGTCCAACCCAATTCTTATAAGGTCCGATATAAACTTTCATTTCAATTTCTTCCTAATGTGTGGACATGGATTAGGTCTAGTGCGAATTTCTGCATTCAAAAAGGGATCATCATCTATTAACACACCAAACTCTTTTTCTATATAGTATTTACCCATCGCCTTGATACATTGATCCATCAAACTATTAGAACCAGAAGAATCATCTTCTGCCCAAAAACAGATCGGAGACCTACCCCATGTACGATATCTTAAAACATCGTGGAAAATTTTTCTATGGTTTTTATTACTAGGGTCAAACGTTTCGAACACTCTGCCGAATTGCTGAATCTTGCTCATTACTTTCACTTTCTATCATAATTAAAAGACGCTTTGATTCTTTACGAACCTCAGCAGTTACTGACCAACCAAAACCCTCAGGATGCAGTAACTCTTGCAAAAAATGCACAACTTCATTTTCAGTTTGCGTTTTCATTCGTCACCTTCACAAATGGACTATTGACGGCAAAATCTTCAGGCAATCTCTCCACAATCTTTGTGAAGTGATATGGGTCTGGATAGTGTCGTAGAACACCCAATGCACGTTGACGAATATACTTAGGCACCTTAGGTGTTACTTTTGGATTCAACAAATCCAAAAGCATTTGATGCCCGCAACGCAACGCACGATATCTTTCGTCAGGTAGCGTCATTATAGTTACCTCGAAGAATCGTCAGAGTAGTCATCTTTTTGAATATGCTCTGCCATTGTCGTGAAGAAATTTTTAACTTTCATTTCTTCAGTCCACGCTTTGCAGTAGGCATTGTCCTTATCACATAACGCAAGTGCTTCTTCTTTTGTAATGACACGATGTGAGGTGATAGTTTCACCCAAGTGTTCTTGTGAGAATTCTTTAGCCTCACACAAAGTAACTGTATCAAGTGCCCAATCAGCTTTGTCTTTGCCGTATCTGTCAACGCCAACAGGCACTTCTACCATGTATCGTTCACGAAACATAGACACGGCTTCAACAAGAACCCATTGTGTTTCAGTCTTCTTCATAGTCCAACTACCATCCTTATTGTCAATCCAATCAATAGTGTCACCAGTCTTCCAACCAGTTTGCTCTAGTATATCATCATTCAGTGGAAGAATCAAGTCACCAGTCTCAGGGTCTTCTTCCAAGTTTATAGTCCAAGATTTGTTTGCCATACGTACTCCTTAAGCGATACATTTATTATAACTCAAGTGTCATGAAAAGTCAAGCGGCAAGCATTCTTATCAAACCTATGGAATCAATAGTTGTTAGCAGAATATAGTTAGCCAACATGCCAAAAGATTTCCTAGTCCAACTAGCCCAAGCATACATAGCACAGCCAAGGATCCAGATAGGGTAAAGAGTAAGAAGCGGAGGAGTGGGGACTGTGAGTGCCATAGTAATACTACAGCCAATGCTAATAGCCCAAGCAAGCAACTCAACAACAAAGCGAATTCTGTTAGACTTAAAATCATCTTTAATCCATTCTATAGTGGGGCGAAACAAATCAATAATCATAATCTCAATCTAAGTTAAATAAATCGGGGTGTGTCTTTGCGAAATACAACCTCAATAAGTTCCAGTGTTCGAATAACTCATGTGATTGTCTTTCGACAACCATACGTTTAATACCATACAGTGCGTTTAGCACTTTGCTAAAATCATTAATTTGATTTTGATAAACGTCATAGTCATATGGCTGACTATAGACTTTATATTCTTTCATCTGAAGAAACGTAGAGAACAATCGTTCAACGATAAATGGAAACATATTCAGATTTGGGTCTCTGCTATAGTTTGCACTACCGTGATAAATTTCTGCATCTTCTCCAGTCAATGATTCGAGTTTTTCTTTGATATCTTTTACGAATGCAATGTACTCTAACCAAAATGCTTTTGTCGCAACAAAGTAACTACAATAGCAAGCTGAATCTGTCATTACACTATCAAGCACATTCGTATCATATCCGCCAGCAGTAAATGCGGAACGAACAACTTGTTTAATTCCTGGATGGAAATAATCTCCTTGTTCCCACACGTTCGCAGTTAATGCATTCTGTACTCTAGCATGATTGAAAATGTAAACATCAAATCCTTCACTCTCATCAATAGCATTTTTAATTACGTTAGCTTCATAACGCATCTTGCTTTGCCAGCGAGGACCAAAGACACCCCAAGCATCTAAGTCATCTGCAAAGCCTTCATCAATGATACGATTGAATGAATGAAACTCACGCAACTCGGGCTTCTCATTTGACGTATTATCAAATGGTGTCAGTAGAGGATCGACTAAAGGAATCTGTCTGTTTTCGAAACAAATCTGAAAAATCTTATAGTTCAATCTGATACCCTCACTCCATTTGGTGCGATATTTCCTTCTACACCAACTTTACCAATATTCTCAATTAACGCAGGATCAAGGTGATGAAACAATAAATGTTCAATGTCAATGTATCCCTTTGCGTTCAATCTATCTGTCATGTGATTAAACATGTCAGTATAAATGTCTCGAACGTATGGAAGTAAGAATGCATCGAAACTCCACAAGCGACTCATGTATTGCAATGAAACACCGCCTGTAATATTTGAATTGAATTGGCTTGTGAAAGGACCACGAATGACAACCATGTCTTTAGCTTGCATGTGTTTGTCATAGTTGAAGTCATCATTCAACGTATAACGTCCACTCATCTTAAAGATACGCTTATACTTTTCACGCCAACCATCTTCAACTGCTTTATCAAAGAACGAACCGAATACGATAATCTCAATCATATTCTTTACGATATCGTGATTTGGCACTTGCTGAAGTTGTTGAACATTCTCTGCGTCAGCAAAACTATAAAATCTTTTAATGTGTGGTGATAAGATATCACGTTCTTTTTCTGTGATATCTTGATATCCACCATCTAGTATAATGATTTCTGCATCACACTTGTTTCTGATAGACTTGCAAGTTTCAATAGTTTGTTCAAGTCTTGTTTGAGTATCATACACACCATGCTTTGCATGAATCGCAGACGATACTAAGAATACACCATCACTCATTTGTCTTCCTCACTTTTTTAGCAGGCACCTTTTTGGGGGCTGGTTTGGCTCTAGGTTTTTTAACTTTAGCCTCTGCCTCTTTCATTATATCTTCTCCACGTTTGTTCAGGCGTTTGAACACTTCTTCTGGTTCCATCCAGATATCTTTGTTCTCTAGCATTGATTTGATTTCAAGATCAGTTAAGAACCCGTCATAAATGCTACGCATGAATTTATCTGACCATTTGCGTTCATACATGATGTTGTCATACATCTCACCACCCTTACCAATTGTTCCACCCGAATAGTTGTGGAACATAAACATAGAATGTTCTGAGATTTCAAATCCATCGCCAGACAAGAACACCATCGTAGCCGCAGACATACATGCGCCTTCTACTGATGTTAAAATGTTTGCTTGAGATTCGGACATGACACGCATCAACTGTACAGCAGTAAATAGATTACCACCAGAAGAATTGATGTGAATTTTGATAACATCATTCTCTGTTGCATTTCTAATGATTTCGAACCACTCAACGTAATCGTCTGGAGATGTTATTTCTCCGACCAAATACAATGTGTATAGTTGTCCTAGTACTTTTGGTTGTCTAGGTTTCTTAGCGTCATCTAAGCCAAACAAAGAACTAATTTTTTCTTCTTCCATGATTATCACTTTCTATAGTAATATAGAGTATACTCTATTTTGTTTCGGATGTCAAACTGTCAACTCCATATTTGCACAACCAATATGCATCAATCAAGTCGGAAGAAGGATTCCATTGCTTCTCAGTCATATGTAGTTCTTCTTTTAAACGAATGTCATTGAATTCTTCAAAAACTTCTTGCATCCGTTCTTTATTTGCATTGCCCTTACCAGTGGCATATTTCTTAAGTACTGTTGGTGGTATCTCTGTGCATTCAACACCAAACAACCACAATCTATATTTTAGAATGCCAGCGTTCTCTGCAATGTTGAATACTCTGCCTTTTGATCCCATAGAATATCCTTCTAGGAATACGTGACATTGTTTGTCTGTCTCTAACAGTCTATCGATGAAGAAATTTGATATACCATCATATCTTAATACGTCAGTCATTCCTTCGTGGTCGAAAAACTTA